GAAGATTACTTTAAAAAACATAACATCCAAAACCTTGAAGGGTTTAGTGCAGGAGTTTTTGAAATTGAAGAAGAGGGACAGATATTCTTTGAACGTAGATACATAAAAGGGGGCATTATAGCGCATGAATGTAACCACTTAATAAATCAGGCTTTTAACTGGATACGTTACACTCCTGACCCATATAACGACGAGATGCAATCTTATTTTCTTGAATGGGCCTTCGATCAGATTGAAGAAATAGCAAAAAAATGAAAAAAGTATTTCAATTATGAAGTACTGTTTAGATTAACTATAATTTATACAAAACTTAGTGTTAATAAGTAAAAGTTATATGAAATTATTTAACCCCTTTAAAAAGCGACAGCCTAATACGGCTCTTCATCCGGATATTAAGAGGCTTATATCTAAGGTTAAGACCGTTAAGGATAAGGACGGAGCTAAGATCGACCTCTATATGTTTAATACTCCATTCGATATGCCCGCCGGTAGATACTCAGCACTTAACGAGTTTATCGAAGACTATAGAAGAGGCTTAGACCGGGACGAGCTTAAGGTCTATATTAACGAGCTTATCAAGAACCTCGATAATGATACTATCTCGGTTAAACAGTTATCGGATACGCTAATAGTCCTAAAGTGGATGGCTCAACGCCTAGCTATAGCGGTAGACGTAGACCTGGTACTCCGGATAATAAGCGCCTCGCTCTTTACGGTAGATGAAGACCTAACCGAATACGACTACGACTACGGTAGTTATAAGATAGAGCTTATCGAGAAAAACGGGTTAAGCGCTTTTTTTTTACACGAGCCTTTAAGGAGATACTGGACGCAAACCGATATATCGAAGGACGATTTGGAGATACTTATGGAGCAGAGGAAGATAAAACGTCAGGTATTGAAAGAGCTAACCGAGATGGGAATGTTGCGAGGAGGTATAACGACCGGGCAATAAATAACCATAAATTTTACTTAACTTTAACTAACTTTAACCCGTCCCTAATAAGGGAGCTGAAGAAAATGGACGTCATAAGGTTTAACGAATACCTTAAGCTCCTAAAGGCTGAGACTCAGCGACAAAATAGTAAAAAAGCTAACAAGTGGCGCAAGTAAGGATAGAGTACGTAGTCGACAAATCCCAGGTAGAGGCTGCAGATAAGGCTATAGGTAACTTAGATAAGTCTACGGACGACGCTAAAAAAGGGAGTGAAGAGCTAGAGGACGTTACTGGGAGTTTAGGAGATCAGTTAAAAAGTACCGCAAACCGGGTTAATATCATGGGCGTAGGCCTCGGAGATATGGCTACAGGAGCAGCTAAATCTGCTAAGTCAGTAATAGGACTAACTAAAACATTCAAGCTTTTAAGGACAGCTATTATAGCTACTGGAATAGGGGCTTTGGTTATAGCTGTTACTTCTCTAGTTACCGCATTTACTAAAACACAAGCAGGAGGAGATAAATTAAATAAGCTATTTGGCCAGATTGGGGCCACTGTAGATGTATTAATTGGCCGTGTTGCTGATTTCGGTAAAGGATTACTAACTTTTTTGTCTGGTAACCTTGATGGTCTTTCCCAGATGGGAGACGCATTCAAAGGAATAGGAGACGAGATAAGCGGAGCAGTAGATGACGCAAGTAAGCTATCAGACACTCTTGTACGTATAAGACAAATCGAAATAGAGGTAACAGAGGCTACAGCCAGGAGATCAAGACAGATTCAAGACCTTTTAATTATCACGCGAGACTTTACTAAAACTTTTGAAGAGCAACGTGAAGCATTACGTAAAGCAAACAAGTTAGAACTAGAGAACCAAAAGGACTTCGTAAGACTTGCTAAAGAAAGAGTATTACAAGCAGAGCAAGAGTTAGAGTTTACTCCTGAGACCTTACGTACTGATGAACAAAGGCTTGAAGTAGCTCAAGCAAGAGCTAATTTAGAAGGAACGATTGCAGCTAGTACTGCTAAGCAAAGAGAGATATTAAACCGTCAAAATGAATTAGAGAGCAGGATTCTAGCTACTATAAATAAACAGAAAACTGCTATACAAGCTAAAGAAGATGCTAGGGTATCAGCTAGAGAAGCAGCATTAGAAAGAATAAGAGAGTTAGAACAAGGATTTGCTGAAAGTCAAGCAGAGCAAGAAGAAGAGAACTTTAAAGAAGAGCAAGACCGATTAGCTAAGAGAAGAGAAGTAATAGTTGAAAATGAAATTACACAAAGAGAAGAAGACCTAGAGCGGGAAAAGCAATACCAACAAAAAAGAGTAGAGTTAGACAGAGCTACTACACAAGCTATAGGTACATCTTTATCGATATTATCCGGAGCGGTTAGTCAGTTCTTTGAAAAGGGGAGCGCTCAAGCTAAGGCATTTGCACTATTCCAGATCGGTATAAGTACCGCAGAGGCTATAGCTAAAGGTACTGCATCCTCTCAAAGCGTACCATTCCCGGGTAACCTTATCGCTACAGCAACTACTATCGCTACAGTATTAGGGAATATAGCGCAAGCTAAGGCGCTAGTATCCGGCGCACAATTCGCGGACGGAGTAATTAATCTAGAGGGAGGGATTAGAGGTAAGGACTCTATACCCGCTTGGCTTATGCCCGGCGAAAGCGTAATGACTACCGACGAAACGAGTAAGTTTTTACCGACCCTTACGGCTATCCGTAACGGCTCTATAGACCCTAGCCTGCTTAACGCGGTCTCTAATAACCCTAAGATAATCGACGCTACTAAGACGGTCAAAGTTCCGGGTGTATCCTTTAGCTGGGATGATAACGGGTTTAGCGCGTATTCGGTACGTAAGAGTAAGCGAGTTAAGAAGAAACAAGGACGATATACTTGGAGGGCTTAAATGAACTTTAGATTTATACTAACCTATAACGGGAACGATACGACGGTAACGGAGCCAAACGGCTTTACCTCGTTTAATAGTTTTATAAAGCGAGACTTTAACGCTCATGGGTTATTCTATCGATATATTAAGGGCGACCTTAGCTTAGATTTTTACGATGCAGGCAGAGAGGTACTAGAGAGCGCTTACGTAGCTGAAGGGCTAGACGCTCAGGTAACGCTAACGATCGATAGCCGGGAGGATGAATTTAGCGCCTGGGTTAACGTCTTTACCGGTACTAGTATTATGAAAACCCGCGATTATACAGCTACTTACTTTGGTTGCGACTTCGAAGAGGTTAACGCGCTCTCTAAGATTATGAGCCGAAAGGACGAGGAGTACGATACCGATAAGGCGCGTACCTTAGACGGAGTAGCGATGTCGCCACCCTCTTTTACCTCGCTTAACTACCAGCCTAAGGCTATTCTAGCTAAGACCGGCACATTATTTGAGATTAACGGAGCTGGATATACTACTAGCGGAGGTAGCGGGATATGGGCGCAGAACCTCGGGACGATAGTAGCTAAAGGAGGAGCGAACGAGATAGAATTTACTAACGGAGATAAAGCCGACTATAATACCGGAGCGGTAGATACTACGGACGGAGTACAAGACGACGTTATACTACTTAACGCTGGCGCTGAGATGGACGTAGACCCGGTTATCGGTGATTACTCTTTTATTATAAACGTACGCGGTAATTGGACCCTTGATAGCGCCTCGTCTAGCTCGGGAGTATTAGTACAACTACAGATTAAAGAATATACCGTTGACTCTGATGGCGTAGCTACCCTAGCTAGTACTACTACCGTAACCGAGTCGTTACTACAGGAGAGCGTTACGACCGAGGCGACCTTTAACGTAGACGAGGGGAGCTTTACGGTAAGTACTTCTAAGAAGAGATACGTATTAGCTCTTAACGTACAACCTAGTAGAGGTAGCGAAACCGCGAGCTTCACTATATCCGGGGAGGCTACTTTAGAGGTCCAATGGGATAGCTTATACCCGTCTAGTACGATACTCGCTCTACATATTCACGAGACACTAAAGAAAAACCTAGAGTATATCACTAGCGAAACTAACTTTTTATACTCGGAGGTCTTCGGACGAACCGAGAACGGATACGCTACCGACGGTATCCTTAGCGATATGCTAGAAACGAACGGCTTTTTAATACGTAGATTCAATAGAGGGATAATTGGTAGCCTAGAGACAAGGCTAGAGAGCCTTAACGCTATCTTTAGTATCGGTCATGGTATTCAGTACGACGACTATACTAAATCGAGCTATCAATACCGGGTAGAGCCTACCGAGTACTGGTATAAAGACTCTGAGCTACTAGTAATAGCTGACTACGAAATAGATAGCTACTCCGAGGAGTTCGCTACCGACTTAGAATTTAATCAAATCCGGATAGGCTATAAAGACTACGCTAAGGATGAGGACTTAAGCGCCTCGCTATATGACTTTAATACAGAGCACGGGTATTCGCTACCCTTAGAGTACTTAGTACCTAGAAACGATAGCGGGGAGCCTATAATATTCGGGTTAATATCCGAGTATATCGCTAGCGACTACTTATGGGAGGTTACGCGCCGGGTTCAGTTCGAGCAGGAGCCTAATAAAACGAGTAACCTAGATGAAGACCTTTTTATAGTTCAGGTTAAGAACGACTACCCGAACTATACGCAACTAACGGTAGCTGACGCTATAGAGAACGTTACCGGCCTTGAAAATAGCGCGACCTCGTTTAACTTTTTACTTAACCCTCGCTATAACTTCTATAATCATTCGAGGGTTATAAATTCCGTCCTGTTTAGGAAGCCTCTAAGCGATGATATCTATAATACCTACGCTAGGGTTAATAAGGACTTTTCGTTTAACTACCAGGCCGGATATGACGCCGTACTAGGCGATACGACGAAACGCTTAGCTAGTATGAGCGATGATATGCGTATAGATGAGTACGGGCAGGGGTTAAGGTTATTCGAGCCGGTTTTTATCTCGTTTAAAACCGGTCTAACGCAAGCGGAGGTTAACAACCTTATAGACGCGCACCAGAACGGAGCGAGCAGTGCTAACTACGGGTATATTACGATAACTAACCCGGACGGCGATACGGTAACCGGCTGGCTTATGGAGCTTACCTATAATCCTATCGACAGAATAGCTAGCTTTACGTTAATTAAACGAGCAACTAACTACGTATAAATGGCTTACAGACGAGTAATAACCGATAAAAACTACGTAAGGTGGAATAAAATTTACGGAGCTTATACGCTCGAAGACTTAAGAGAGGACGGACTACCGCCATACGAAGTGCCGGAGGACGACCTAACTAACGCAATAACAACCGAAGATGGAGAGCCTATAACAACTGAAGATGGGTTCTTTTTCGTAACTGAAGACGCATGAAAAAACTACTTTTAATACTACTTACCTTAACGGCGCTTTATAGTAAGGCGCAGATTAAGATATCAGAGCTCGATAGCGTAGGGGCTGGAGCGCTAACGGACGCTTACTACTTTCCGGTAGTCGACCCTAACGAGGGTAGCCCGTCTGCACGTAATAAACGGCTTAGTATATTCAGACTAGATCAACGCTACCCGATTAATAGCGACCTATTTAACGGAGCTAGCCAATACCGGTTCGGGATAGTTAACGCTGCAGGGGACGGTTTTAACTTCCCTAGTACGCTAACTTACGTATCAGGAGCTCTAACGCAAATAGGGACGGTAGGTATATCTAACCCTACAGCTGGAGCTCTAACCCTTAGCGTAATCGAGAATGACGTAACCGGTACTGACATAGAGGTCCAGCGATGGGATACTCAGAACGCGCAGGCTAGCGCGCAACTAGGCTTATATGCCTCTGACCTATCGGTAACTACTCCGGACTGGACCCTAGAAACTGGAACCGGGCAGGCTATTATTATAAGCGGAGACGGAGGTAACCAGTCTATTAGCGTTAACGATACCGATATAAATATAGCTGGGACGTTAGACTTACAAAATAACTTAATCGATAACGTAGACCAGATAAACATAGTAGCCGGAGGTAGTCAGGATGTGCAGATTACGGCGCAACAAAACGACATACTCGTACAAGGAGGGACAGCCAGTACGGACTTTATATTTGAGATTGCAGCGCAAGGTAACGACGGGCTCGACGATGTAGGCTTTGAGGTAGACGCGGTTGGTACTGTAGGAGGAGGAAACAGAGAGGATTTATGGCTTGGCTGGGATTCAGGTAACAGTCAATTTGAAATCAGATCCGAAGCACAAGGAAGCGGAACGGCCAGGGCTTTGAGTTTATTTACTTCCGGTAATGCTGGTCAGCTTGACTTGAATACGGATGGGACTACGAGTTTAGGCGGTAACACCGATATAAGCGGAGACTTGACTTTAATTGGTGGAGGAACTGGTGCAGGTGTAAACTCGAAAAATATTTTTAGGCTAGAGTCAACGGCAGGATTTTTTGATAATGTAAGAATAGAGTCTGAAAAAAGGGGTGCCCCATCAGACGTATCAGGAAGCCTCCATTTTTACACTGTAGTCGCAGGTCTGGAAGTTGAGGCATTAGAATTACCGGCAAGCGGAGGAGCAAATATTACAGGAGACGTAGACATAAGCGGAGATTTGACCGTTGACTCAGGAGCCGGAGGATCGGGTTCTGTTTTTGGAGGCGCAACCGGAGGCGCACAGGGAGCAGGAACGATCAACGCTGAAGGGCTTTATGTGGATGGGGTGGCGGTTGGTTCGGGAAGCGTTACAAGTTCATCCGGGTCTAGTGTTGATAATAGGTTGGTTACATTTGATGGAACAAGCGGAGAAATAATACAAGATGGAACTAGCTGGGTTGCAGAAACAAGTAATATAACACATAGCAGTGGAACTAGTTTGCGCGGAGGGACAACTAATACCTCTGGCTTATTTTTAGCTAGCGGTGCCAACGTAAGAATAGGTGGCGCATCTGCTTCAGCCGGAGGGAATTACTTGCAAATAGGTAATGGCACAGCTCCAACGGGTGGAGTAAGTAATCAGGTTTGGCTATACGCTGAGGACGTATCATCTAGTTCAGAGCTAAAAGTTAGGGATGAAGCTGGAAATATTACCGTACTATCTGATATCGAATCAGGAGATACTAGCCCTACACCAAATGGAGATATAAATTGTACCTCAGGAACAGGGTATTTAAAATATACCAGAGTAGGTGACGAGGTTAGCTGGTCTATTACATGGCCGGTAACTACGGGAGGGCTAGTTGGTAACTCTAATTTTGATATACCGATACCGATATCTTCTACTTTTACGGTTGCGCGAGATGTAATAGGCGCAGGCTCCTCTAGTACAACTAATGCGGGGAACGTTTACGCTACCGCGGATACCGGAGGAAACGAGATACAAATAAACTTTAGAACGTTAAGCACTAGTGTATCCACTACTATTTACGCTTCGGGGCATTATATTATAAAATAACTAACTTTACGCTATGGCAACGGTATTAGATATTAACGAGAATAACCTAGTTAAATGGCTTAAAGTAGAGGGCTCGCTTACTTTAGCGGATTTAAGAGCTAGCGGTATTCCGGAGTATACCGATAATATAGTAGTAGACTTCGGTAGCTTTAGCTTTAGTGAGGACTTTTCGAATAACGATAATAACTGGGATTTAGACGGAGGTCAATTACAGATATCCGGAGGAGTACTAGAGAATAATGGTACGCTAGGAGGCGGGATAGTTACCGCTACATTACCGGATATATACCCAGTATACGGCACATATACCCTATCCGCACGTAGCCTTAATATGACCTCTGTCTCCGGGCTCCCTACTATGACCGTAGAGGTAGTAGATAAATTTGGTACCGTAGTAGCTAGTATAAGCTTTACCGACGGAGAGACTAACGACCCAAAGGAATCGACCGGTATTTTAATAAAAGGAGGTAAGCATATAATCCGGGTAGTATTCGACCCTACTTTAGGCTCGATATTTAACTACGAGCTAACGAGTTTAAGCCTAATAAAGCAATGAGTAATTTTGATCAATTCAACGATGTAGAAAACCCTTCGCTAGTATGGTATCCAGGTGACCCATTCTCGTTTTATGCTAATATTACTGAGCTAGAGGACGACGCAAACTTTGATAACTGGCATTTAGACCTTCTCGATAATAACTTTAACGTAATTATATCGGACGTAGGTATCTTAACGAAGGACGTTATAACCGGCTCTAGCTATCGATTCTATAGTCAATTCGAAGTACCTACAGGACTTACTCCGGGAGTCTGCTACCGGTTAGTTATCGTAGACGAGACTTATAACCTCGTTAAGTACGTCTCGAATAAATTTCAGTATTCGAGCGAGGAGGAGTATACGGTACAAATAAGATATCGTAATAGCCGGAATATATTTAACTTTAACTACGAAGGGCTAAGCTCCTTTTATAACGAGTTTAGGGTAAGGCTTTTAATTAATAAGCCTAGCTCAGCTATTAACGCAGAAGGGTACGAGATAAGCGACGGGAGCTTTAAGCCGGTTCGATATACTAAAGGGCGTAACGACGATTTTACTACTCTATGGTACGATTACGACGACCACGAAGGATTTGAAGCTGCAGCGTTACATAGCGCATTTGAGTGCGCGATACGAGGGCAATGGGTAGCGTATACGTTAGGAGAGAACGCCTACGAGACCGAGTGGCTAGGTAACTATCCGCTATCGGACGGAATAGTTACGATGCAAAGAAAAGATAGCTTCTCTAATAACAGAACGCTATAACACCTTTATTAAAGGAATACTAAGATGATTAATTTTATTAAAGCGGAGGGCGTAGAGTATACGAAATACCTAACGTCTATAAGTAGCGGTACTACTCCTAAGAGGCACGACTACTACAAGGAGACTAAGGAAGCAGCCCAGACTATGGGCGTACACGTCGAAGGGAAGACTCCTAAGAAGCTCCTAGAGCAGAAGAGACCTAACGAGCCCGAAGAAGTGCGTAAGTATCGCCTAGAGACTTGGAAGCCCGTTACTAAGTCCCTTAGCGATAAGGTTATTAATACCCTAAACCGGGTATTTAACGAACGTTACTTTAAGCTAAAGTTTCCGGAGAAACCCGGGTTAATCCCTACCGGCGAAGACCTCCCGGAGTTCCTTTTAGAGGATTACGGAATATATCAGTCAGTTTGGAAGTTTATAAAAGAGACGCTACTTAAAATAACGCTATCCGACCCTAACGCGCTATGCTTTATACGACCTGTTAACTACGATACGGATGATAAATTTTATAAGCCTCTACCGATTATCTACCGGTCTGAGCGCCTAGTAGACTTTAAAGACGGTGAGTACTATACCTTATTCTGGCCGGGCGATAATAAGAAGCCCTCTAAAATAATGATCATTACTACCGAGTCTATCCGGGTTTATAAAAAGAAAGGTAATACTCTTAACCTAGTATTCGAGGATATCCACGAGCTAGGTATAACCCCAGCTTTTAGGCTAGGCGGACAGATAGAGGGTGAAGACTACCCATACTACTTTACCAGCTTTATCTCCGGAGCTAGCTCTCACTGGGATAAGGTAGTAACGATGGTATCCGACGCGGACGGCTCTATAGTAAATCACCTGTTTCCTGAGAAATACGAATGGCAAGAGACCTGCCCTAACTGCGACGGCTCCGGTAAGGTAGAAGTTAACTTAGGTATCCGATCTGAAAAGCAGGACGTACAGCAGTGCCGTACCTGCGACGGTGCCGGATGGGTAACGAATAGAAGCCCTTACGGTATTATGACGATTAAGCGCGACGCTATTAACCCGGAGCTCCCTAGCCCTATACCGCCTGCGGGATATATTACGAAAGATATAGCGCCTCTAGTTGAGCTTAAAAAGCAGATCGACGACGAGATATTTAAAGGCTATAGCGCCATTAATATGGAGATTCTCCATAAGGTAGGAGAGAATCAAAGCGGGAAAGCTAAAACTATCGACCGGCAGGACTTAGATTCGTTCTTAAAGCGTATTAGCGACCATGTTTTTGACTATCAGCTAAATCATATAATCGAGATTACCGCATACTGGCGCTTAAAATTTCCGCTTAACGATAAAGGACTAGAGAAGTATTTAGCAGAGGTATCTATTAGTAAGCCGGTAGAGTTTAACGTAATGACTATAGATACGATTATAGAGGAGATTAATCAGGCCTCTAGTTCTAACGTCTCAACGAACTATTATAGGCATTTAGAGCAGGAGCTAATAAATATCAAGTTCTCTAATAACGAGTATGAGCGTAAGGTAAACCTCGCTAAGCTGAAGTTAAAGCCGTACCCGGGTAAGAGCCAGGACGCGCTACTTAGCGCTAACGCTATTAATGCGGTAACCGAAATAGACCTTATACGTAACGAGAATATTGATCTGCTCGTAGATATCGCTATAGCGGAGGATGAGAGCTTTATAGATAAATCCTTTATGGAGCAACTCGTTATTATCAACGAAATGATCGAGGAGAAATACCTTAAGGGAGACGATCCGAACGTTATACCCCCTGAGCCCGCGCCGGCACCGCCTCCAGTAATCGAAGAGGAGGAGGACGAATTAGAGGACGAATTAGAGCTAGAAAATGAATGAAGAAGGCGTAAGCCGTGATATTATAGGGATAACCGAGAAGGCGGTAGAGGGCTTCGCCTCAGGTGCAGCTATTACCGAGCGTGAGATAATGTCTAGTATTAATCGATTAATAGCCCAGCTAGACGTAGGCCCACAAGGGAACGTTAAGCCGAATAGCGCTAACCTTCGACTTCTACGCGGTATTAATAAGAAAATAGAGAAGCTAGTTATTACCCCTAAGTATCTTAAGCGCCTCGATAAGTACTTAGGGAACTTCGCTAAGGTAAAAGGTATTACCGACGGGCTATTTAACGAAGTAGCGAAGGATTTTAAAGCTAATAAGGCCGTCTTTAAGGATACCCTAGCGGTTAACCTAGAGCTTACATCTAGGAGCTTAAAGCAGTCCGGAATAAGCGCGAACGTAGTAAAACCGATTACGGACTTAGTTCAGAAGGGGATTACTTCTGGTATGTCGGTCCAGCAGATCGAGAATGATTTAAGGCTACAAATACTAGGTGATCAGAAGAGGTTAGGAGGCTTACAGAGGTACGTAAAGCAGATTAGCCGGGACGCGCTTAATCAGTACTCTAGGAACTACAATAAAGCTATTAGCGATGACCTTTCGTTAGAGTGGTATTACTACTCCGGTAGCGTTATAAAAGACACTAGGGAGTATTGCGAGGATCGCGCCGGTAGGTATTTCCATCGTGCAGAGGTAGAAGATGTACCCTCTCCCTGGGCTGGTATGATACCCGGGACAAACTCGGGGAGTATTTTTATTAACGCTGGCGGGTATAATTGTAGACATATATGGATGCCGGTATTAATCGACGTCGTACCGAGGGATGTAATCGACCGTAATATTGCGATGGGTAACTACCGGGTAGAAGTAGAAGCGTAAAATTTATTATCTTTAACTAAAAATTATACGAACATGGAAGTAAGTAACGAACTAAGGGAGCTCTATAAGGAGACTTTCGGGAAGTACCCAAGCTCTAAGATGAAGCTAGAGACGGTTATGGAGAAGTTAACCGCAGAGGGAGTAATAAAGCCCGAAGAGAAAGAGCCTGAAGTCAAGCCTGAGCCTAAGAAAGAGGAGCCTAAGAAAGAGGCATCTAAAGAAAGCCTCCCGGAGAGTCAAGGGAGAGGCGCTAGTAAGCTATTTTTAGTTTACTTTAGAGGACAGGCCAGATACTGGACCCTCGCTAGCATTAACTCTATGAAGGCGTACGCGGATGAAATTAAATTTCCTGAGGATACGTCTTTTGCTGATGCAGCGAATTTTAATAAATGTAAAACCTGTTAATTAAGCGATAATGCCAAAACTAATAGACGTACTAAAAACGGTTGCTGGAAAAGTAAACAGTAACGAACTAAGCGCAGCGCTTAGCGCTAGCGAACCTTGGAATGTAGAAATTGATCAAAGCGAGTTTGAGAAGACCGCTAACCAGATTAAGGGTATGCTTACCCTCGATAGCGCCGTAAATAATCCGGACGTAGCTAAGCAATTAAAAGATAAGTTAAAGACCGAGTGGGAGAGTGAAAGAGGAGGAGAGCTAAAGAGCTCTATTTACGGAACGGTAGAGGAGAAACTAGGTAAGCTATCCGAGAAGCTAGGCGTAGACCTATCCGGAAAGAGACTAGACGAGCAGATTCAGACTATAGGTGAGGCTAAATTCAAGTCGACCGGCTCTAACGAGGAGCTTAAGAAACTGCAAGAGCAATTAAGAGGCGCTAAAGAGCGCGAGACTACCCTAGAGAAGGAGTACAATAAGAAATTTACAGATTTTAAAATAGATACATCGCTAAGGAATAAGCTAAATAGCTTACCTTTGGCACAACCTTATCAGGAGGCTATGGTAAAAGATGGTATCTTTGATAAGGTAATTAGCACTGTTAAAAACAAGGCTAACCTAAAACTCTCTGAAAATGGAGACTTCGAACTATTCCAAAAGGATAACCCGGAGATGGAACTATACGGAGAGAATAACAAGAAACTCGGTATTGACGATATTATTAATCCGTTAGTACAACCCTTCATTAAGACAAAGGCTGACGACACCGAAAGCAAAAGAAAAGCGCCTACAGAAATCCCAGCGGGAGAGGGCGCAAATAGCGCAAGCGATATCGTAAGAGGAGCACGCGCTCAGGGAGTAAAGTATTAACTCCGACCCCAATTTATAATTATTAAATTATGTCTTTTATTGTTGATTGGACGGAGAGATTACAACCCGTCCGTACCTCTTTGGAGCAGAATACTATTATCAACGACCCGGCGAACTATTCAAAGCTAACCGGCACGTTGGATTTTCTTTTGAACCCACAACTGAACCCTCGAACTATCGACGTGATTCAGAACCAAAACGCTGATGCTTCTCAGTATCGTAGCGTAGAGGTTAGATATCAACCCCACTGGGGCGACGACGACCTGGTAACTACTGACGGTAGCCTTACTTGCGACTCTAACAACCAGAAGCGGGATTATATCGCTAACTACGACGTCAACCTATTTGCAGCTTATAAGTTTACCCTCGACGAGGACTACTTACGACAGAATACGGAGGACGGCGATAGCCAGCAGAACCGACTAGAGCGAGGCTTTAGAAAGGCAATGCGTATTTGTCGTGAGTCTATGTCAGCTCAGCTTATGGCTAAGATGGCAGCGAATATCGGAAGTAACCCGGCTGCAGAAGCAGGAGCGGGAGCTTATACGACTCTAGAGTTGATTAACTCTGCCGGTGGCGCGGACGTTGATAACTTCGACGTTATGAAGAACCACCTAGAGGATAATTACATGGCTGGCCCGCTAGCCGTCCTCGGTTTAGGTAACGCTCGTAAGTACTTTAACCGTCTCGCGGTAGGTAACCTTAATACTAACGCCGGCGTAGATATCCGGGAAGTAGCAAACCAATTCGGCGCGCTCTTCTATAAGGACCATTCTACGTTAGCTAGCTTAGGAGGCGCTAACAAAGTACTTGCAGTAGCTCCAGGGCTTACGCAGTTCTTTGGTTATAATCTCTTTAAGGGCGTATTCGTTAAGGAGACTCCGGACAGCCTGATTAAAGGCACTATGCCGGACGCTATCTACCCATTTGACTGGGATTATAAGATAGAGTACGATAAAGGTTGTACTAACGGAAACGGCCTACAGGGCGCGTGGGTAGTAACCGTCTTTAAGTATTTCGATCTATTTACGGTGCCTGAAAGAGCGTTTGGCGATACCTACGGGGAGCTTAACGACTTTAACGGAATCGTTGGTTATAATATTACTCAAGGAGCGTAATGGGAGATTGCAGAAAAGTAATCGACGTATATAATGAACTTAACTGCACATTCGAGAGCGGGCGCGTAAATGCGCTCGCTTTTGTAACCGAAGAAAAAGCGGTGGTAGCCGACGCTACCCCTAGCTTATGGAGTGACCCGTCATTTTGGACAGACGAGACATACTCTGGCGATATCGTAATACACGATAAAGTTAGCGGAGGTTATAGCGGAGCGGATGCTACAGCTGCAGGTAAGGGCGACCAGCAAGAGCGTAATATCGGTAAGACTCATACCCTGACTACTAGGGTGGAGAGTGTTAAAGGTAACAACGCATACTGGGATGATTTAAATATCTCTACTGGATACCGCGTAGTCTGGGTAGGTGATTACTACTCTATTCTATTCGTAAGTACGGCTAACGCTAGGATTAGCGCTAACCTTATCCAGGAGGACGACTTAGGAACGATTATGGAGTGGGGAGTTGTAAGCGTTTGGTCTGATATTAGACTACCTCGGACTTACGATGTACCAGCCGGTATTTTTAACTAAGATTTTTTAGGATTAGAAAATTAAAGCGGGTAGTTAATAGCTATCCGCTTTTTTTATACTACCTTAGTCTTCTTCATAGTTATTTGGTTTTAATCGGGGACGGGGTTGGTATCTCGTCCCTTTTTTAAACGACCTAAAATGGATTTATACGACCGGATTACTTCGCGTAAGGTTAAGTACGACCTATCTATATTAGTACTAAGCCTACCTGGGAGATTAGAGAAAGCCACTAAACTAATTAAAGAACTATCTAGACAAGCCGTTAAAGGGAGTGTTCAAATCGTTTACTTAGGCGATAATAAGAGCCTCTCGGTAGGAGAGAAGCGTAACCTAGCGCTTACCGTATCTAGCGGGACGTACGTAGCCTTTATAGACGACGACGACTGGGTTACTCCGGATTATATCGAAAGTCTCTTAGAAGCTATTAAAACAGCTCCCGAGGTTATCACGTTTCGAGTAATGAAATACCGCAACGGGGTAGAGGATAAGGAACAGCGCTTTTATCTTAACGTAGGCGTGCCTTACCTCTCTCCGGATAAGAGCCATTATAAAATGTGCCCTAATCATTTATGCGCGTGGCGCCGGGATTTAATAAAAGAGCGATATCCGGATAAGAACCTAGCGGAGGACTTAAACTGGTCAGAGGCGCAGAGGAGGCACTATAAGACGATCTACGAAATAGATAAAGTACTTTACTTTTACTATTACGATACCGAGCTAAGCGAGACGCACCGAAGGCCATGAATTTATTTATAAACTATTTTAACCACCCGAACGGGCTACGAGCTAAAGAAATAGACGAGGCGCTTAGGCTTAACGTAGCTAACGAGCATATAAAACGGATTCTAATAATAGGGGACGAGCCTAAGATTAAGAGCGATAAAATAGATATGGTAGAGGGAGAGCGCCCTACCTATCAGGACTTTTTTGATTTAACGGAATACTACCCGGACGATATTAATATTATCTCTAACTCCGATATAAGTTTTGACGATACGATACACCTAGCGGAGAATCTTAACCCGAGGGAGGCTTACGCGCTTACCCGGCACGAGTTTTCGGAGGGTAAAATACTAGACTTTACCGCCTATAATAATTGTCCGCCTCATTTCTCGCAAGACACGTGGATATTTAAGGGAGCCGTTAAGGTTAAGAACGTATCCGAGGTAATAGCTATGAATAATATTACTCGCGGATTCGAGACTATACCCTTTCATTTAGGCGTACCGGGGTGCGATAACGTAATAGCGCACTATATTAAGCTATTTTACGGGCTTAAGAATCCTTACGACTATATTATAGCTAGACATCATCACGGGAGCAGAAAAAGGCCGGAGTACCCGTACCGGGTTACCGGGGCGAAGTCGCACTGGGGAGTTATAACTAAAGTACCAATAACAAGACTATGAAAAAATATTCAGAACAATGCGCAACGTGTAAGTATTTCGGTCAAGGGCTTTTAAGCTCTTTCTGTGAGCACGAGAAAGCTACTGAAGATCAAAAAAACTATCGTTATTATATTGATTCTTGCGACCGGCACGAGACCGGCACGAGCGAGAGCCGTAAAGATTATATGGCTAATCAAGAGGAGTGGGATAAAAAAGCGAGGGAGGCGCTAGCTATATGAAAATACTACACGTAGGTTTAACCGTAAACGGACGAGGCGAAGGATTAAGTAAGGCTTTTAAAAAGGCTAGCTCAGAGTATTTCGAGCTACCAGTAAGCCCTAATCTAAAGGGAGCTCTAGCTAGCGTACCCTTCCAGCCTGATATTATTTTTCTACAGATACAGAGCGGAGAGATAGGAGGCGCGCCTACCGTCGAAATACTACGCGAGTACTTAGCCTCTAAGGATTGCTATAAACTAAACTGGACCGGTGATATGCGCTCTACGACTCCCGTATGGATGCGTCAATTATCTCCCTTCGTTTCCGAGACCGGTTTTACTAACTATCGGGACGTTGAGAGCTTAGGGAGTAGCGGGATATTCTTACAAATAGGGATCGATCCGGAGGTATTTAAGATACACGACGAAAAGGAAGCAGGTGAGGACGTAGTATTTATGGGTAATAACTACGGTAATCAATTCCCTAACGGGCAATTTAGGAGAGACTTAGCCAGGTGGTTAATCGCTAGAGGCTACGGAGTATACGGAAGTTATCAGGGTTCTAAGGGAGCGCTAAACCCTGACCCGCGTAACCCGTTCCCGGTCCAGAGCCGGGAGAGTAAGATTTATAATAACTCAAAGATAGCTATAAGCGTAAGCCACTATAAGGAAAAAGGATACACTAGCGACCGGTTACTCAGAGCTATGGGTAGCGGGTGCTTTACTTTAGCGCAGTACTACCCGGGGATAGAGGACGATTTTAAGATAGGGGAGCATTTAGATACGTTCTCTACTATCTATGACCTGGAGGAGAAAATTAATACTTACTTATCAGCTAATGATCTACGGAATAAAATAGCTAAGGCCGGTTACGAGTACGTACATAGTAATTTTACTTACGATAATATGGTAGAACGAATAATTAAGCAATATGAGAGTTGGAAAAGAGAACATTAATACGCTAGCGTATATCCCTCTACACTATGGTAAGGAATACCTAGAGGCGGTTATTAAAAGTATTCACCCGTTCGTTGATAGGGTAGTAGCTTTTTATAGTTCCGAGCCTACGTACGGGCATAAGGGCAACCTAGCTAACCCGGATAGTAAAGAGGAGCTCGAACGGATAGTAAATAGCTTTACGCGTACCGAGTTTATCGATATAACCAATAGGAGGATTACGAGAGAGAATATACATAGGAATCTAGCGCATACCTACGCTAGTAGCGCTATTCAAAACCCGAAGGACTTAAATTTTGACCTCGTAATGGCCGTAGACGCTGACGAGGTATGGAATCCGGAGCGGGTAGAGGAGGCTATACACGCTGCATACTTTTCAAACAGCCATTTTATACACGTAGCCGGTTCGCAGTGGTATCACTTCTGGAAGGGATTAAAGGAGGTTAACAGGGACGGGTTCTATCCTATGCGGTTTACGAACCTTAATAACTACGTCGGTAACGCGGATATAATCGAGGCTGGAGAGATATACCACATGGGCTACGCTATCGACCCGGAGGTTATGAAGTATAAGCTATCCTGTCACGGGCATAAAAGCGAGATATCTAACGGATGGTATAACGATAAATGGCTTAACTACGAGCGCGGAGTAACGACGCACTTACACCCGGCTAGCCGTGATATTTGGATAGAAACAGAAGACTTTAACGGGAAACTCCCTGACTACTTATGATAGATATAGGAGGATACCACCCAGACCCTAGCGTAAGTAGATACCCTACCGGCGCGATATTCGAGAACGAAGGCAGAAAGCTATACGATCTAATCAGGGAGCGTAAGCCTAACCTAGTAGTAGAGGTAGGCGCGCACTCCGGATGTTCTACGAACTGGTTAGCTGCAGGTATAATCGATAACGGTAAAGGGAGACTAATATCTATCGATAAGGGAGAGTTTAACGATATAACACCTTTATGGGGTTTCGTTAAGGAGGAGTATAAGCGGGTTATTACCTTTATCCGGGATGATTTTAATAACGTAGATATAGACGAGCCTATTGACTTTCTCTTTGAGGACGGCTCGCACGCTCCCGGTTTTACCGAGTCGGTACTACGGAAGTATAAGGCTAAAACGATAGTATGCCACGACTACTTGCATAGGGACGTAGGAGTAAATATATCGAGCGGTATGAAAGCCTTTTATGATAATATAGAGGAGTTCTTAGAGCCTCCATCTGATTGCGGGCTAGGAATAGTAAAGCTATGAACGGAGCTGTTATAGTAGATACTAGGCCTATTAGCAGGGAGGTAATCGATAGACACTTAGACTATCTACCCGGGTGGGAGCTAGTAGGGTTTATCCAGCCTAATTCCCTAGAGGTATTCAGAGAGTATAACGCTAAGGCCTTTATAGCTAGCCGTATTAATAACGGAGCGGACTATAACCGGCTGTTAACTACGCCTAGCTTCTGGGAAAAGCTACTTAAATACGATAAGGTTTTAATATTTCAGGCCGATAGTGGTTTACTCCGGAAAGGCATAGACGAGTTCCTAGATTACGACTACGTAGGAGCACCTTGGAAGGCTAACGCGCCGTGGGCTAGAGCCGACCGCGCCGGAGGTAACGGAGGGCTTAGTATAAGAAGTCCTAAAAATAGTTTAAATTTGTTACTAAAGAAACCCTATAACCCGTCGTACGGTAATGAGGATGTGTACTTTACCCATAATTTAAGTAACGTAGCACCGTACGAAACCTGCCGGAAGTTCAGCGTAGAAACTGAATTTCAACTTGATACGCTGGGGTGGCACGCCATCGATAAGCACCTTACCTCTACCGAGGTATCTAAAATACTACAGCAATATGATTAGTTGTTTAACAGATTACATCGGGTTAAGGGATGTTACGAGCTCTCCGGATAGTGGTAGGTACGTTAACGAGCTACCCGGGCTAAGTACCGATATGTTTGAGCTCTCCCGTAAATCGGAATCGTACGACCTAGAGACTAGCTGGGCAGACGTAGAGAGGCGCGCTATAAGAAAGCTAGAGGCCGATCTAAATAGGTGGGCGGTTAAGTACTTCCGTAACTATTCCTATATCGATAACGAGGTAACAGGACAGAACGATAATAATACCGCTATAGCTACCGGAGATACTTACGCCGGGTGGCTCTTCTCGGGGACGCATCAGTACTATAAAAACCTTAAGCTAATTATTCCGTGGGTAGAAATACACTCAGCCGGTACGGTTACCGGAGGGACTCTAAGAATATTTAACGGCGCTACAGGGGAGGTACTAGACTCTATTACCTATAACGCGGTAGCGGGTATAAACCGGATTACGATTAATAAAGAGTATCCTACCTGGAAATACCCCTATATTTTTATTGCCTACGACGAGAGCGAGATAACTACTATAAAAGCTACTCCGTTACCATTTAGCGGGCTAGACGTTAACGAGAAGCGGGTAGCTAAGGCTACTACCCCTACTAAAGGGAATCTATCTAGCGCGGGCTCTGGCGGGCAAGGGCTAGTCGTTTGTTTTAACCTTAATTGCTCGCTCGATAACTTCGTATGCCAGCGTAGAAAATTATTTGAAGAGCCTTATATGTATCTACTAGGCTCAGAGTTCGCTCAGGAGGTAGTGCATTCTAATCGAATAAGTCAGTATACCCTACTAAGCCGGGAAGACGCTATAGAGCTTAGAGAGGACTTAAGGAAGGAATACACCGAAATGATTAACGGCGTACTTACTAGCCTCGTCGTAGACTATTCTAACGACTATTGCTTTAAGTGCGACCGGGAAGTAAACTATAAGCCACTACTGCCATGAGTATCCTAAGCCGTATAAATAGAGATATCCTTACAGGTAAGTTCGAGCGAGAAGTTGCCTTATCGGTCCATCAACAGATTAAAAAGAGAATCTTTGACGACGGGCTCGACGCTACCGGGCGACAGATAGGTACTTACTCTCCCGGATATCTACGCCGGCGAGCGCGCGCCGGGTATAGTGGTAATAACGTAACTCTAGAATTTACTGGTCAGATGCGAAACGACTTCCAGCTAGTCGACGATGGAGGCGTACTAGGTAGCGGTTTTGCGAATAGTTTTAACTTTGAGAAGTCGGAATATGTAGAAGATACATATAAAAAGGATATCTTTAGCCCTACGGAGGGAGAGATAAACCTACTAACCGAGCTAATTAACCGAGCGATAAACAGAGTAACAAATGGCGTGTAGAACGATTGACGCGATACTTACGGATATTAATACGATAATAGAGTCTGGTATAAGCTACTCGCCTAACGTATTTTATGGGCTTTCGGTACTACAGAATAGGGACGGCGCTACGTTCCCTTTAGCTAGGATTAGCGCGAGCGAGGGAGAAATGATAAGCCCTCTCGATACGAAAGCAATGAAATTTTACCACCGGCTAACCGGAATGGAGGTAGACGAAGTACCAGGTAAGGGAGTAGATAACTACTCTATAATTACGCATACGCTAAGACTTGTAGGAGTAGGCTACCGTCCGGAGGTAACTAGCGGTATTATATGGGATAACGAAGACCTAGCTAACGAGGTTATGAACGTCTTAAACGCTACCCCTAGACTAACTACTGGTAAGGAGAGCGTAAGCGTAGTAGGCAGGCCGATAACCGATAAGGGGCAGGTACTACGGATAGAGTACGCCGGTAACGATCGTATACAAACTAAAATACTTAACTTAGTAGCGTTCGCTATCGATTACGAGGTCAAGCAACGGGTAGTTGTCTCTGCAGCAGCTATTATACCTATAACGGCCTTTAGTTATTCTAATAACGGGCAGACCGTAGAGAGCTCCGACTTTGTAGCTATGGTCCCTTCTTTGACTCCTTCCGGAGCTACCGCTAAATACTATCTAGACGCAAACGATACTTTACCTAGTGGCCTTTATTTAAACGAGGACACCGGATACATAACCAGAACCGGAACGATTGCAGATGGCTCGTACTCGTTTGATATTATTGCAGCGGGTTATGGGGCTTATTCAGGATACGCCACAGTTACCGTTACTTTAACCGTAGCAGCCGTTAATCCTGTTTTAAGCAATCCTACCGATACCTCTACTTCTTCTACTACGGGAAGCGGAACGGTAGATACAGACACCGGGAACGGGACTTTATATTGGGTTGTTACTCAAAGTGCTACTTCTCCAACGGGAGTACAAATAAAAGCAGGAAATAACGATGGAGGAACGGCAGCGGATGATTCAGGTAGTCAGGCGGTAAGCGGAACAGGCACACAGAACGTAAGTTTTACGGGGCTTTCTTCAGGAACTACTTATTATGCCCATTATTATCAGGAGGACGAAGAAACAGATGGGTCTAATGTAAGCACCGCAGACGGGTTTAGTACTGATTCAGGAGCAACACAAGGCGGAGCTATTGATTTTGTAAGTGCTAATTCGGATTACGTTGATACGGGGGTAAGTTTATCAGCTAGTACAGGGTATGAGGGTTTGTTTTTGTTTAAGACACCAGCAGGAGCAGGAACAAGAACAATATGTGATAATAGGGATGCATTTCTTGATGGGGTGTTGGTTTATATCAATAGCTCTAATTTATTAGAGCTATACCACAATTCAACAAAAATATCAGTACCTGGAACTTATGATGATAATAATTGGCACTATGCGCATGTTAAATGGGATGGGTCAGACATTACACTAACCACTTTTGATTCAAACGGAACTCAAGAAGAGCAGGTAACAACAAGTGAAGCAACTTCTATATCTGTAACAACTCCCTCATATATAGGATCTAGAAATAGTAGTGCGGCAAACTTCTTCAACGGCCAAATCGCCCTCGCAGTAGTCCGCACAAACAACTCTACTTTTGATTTAACAGATTGGATAGCTGACCCGCAGTTAGCATTGACAGAATCCACCACTTTAGGAGACTTCTTATTTTCTTATACTTTCGATGATGCTACCTACGAGGATTTAGATACGGTTACAGACCGATCACTTAATAATGACGGTCAATTTCTAACAAGTGCTGCGGGAGCTTATGACGCAAAAATACTAGTAACAGAAGGGCCATTAACTGAATAAATAATTATGACACTAACAACAGAAAAATCACAAGTATATTGGATCATAACAAAGGGAGCAATGACAGATAAGCTAAGGTCGCCTATTGATCCTGTTACTACGGTAGATGAAGTATTCCCGGGGTTCAACATAGATGTTGATCCTGAAACAGGAGAAGAATCAAGAGGTACAGCCATTAAAAGCGGAGGACAAAACAGCGCAACTTTTCAAGAAAGGATTCTTTGTAATTACTTGTCAGACTATCCAATGTGGAAAACAAAAGAGCAATGCGAACGAGTTGCCTATAACCTACCACTATACAGGTATAACCCTGAACCCACTGATGCAATAGGAAGACCTACATTCACAGATGAAGGGTTCTTTTCAGGAAAAGACTATTATGCTATTCCTTTTTTAGACCTATACGACATTGATGAAATGATTGATTCGGTTAGGATTGGAGAAGAAATCAGGGTGGGAGTTGAATTTCCTTATCCATTACTTAGAATCATTCCAGGCATTGAGCTTGAAACTTTATTCGATGTGATTGAGGAATGAGGTTTCTATTACCCAAACAGGAGAAAGATAAGTGGGAACGATTAAATAAGATTTAAAAATTAACGCCATGAAAATTAGAAACGAAGTAATCAGGAAATTTAGTAAGTCGGTAGTAGAACTATTCGACTTTAAGAAAATCTTTAAAGGGCTCGTCGGTACGATCGTAGCTTTTCTAGCTCCTCGCTTATTTAGAGTAGCTCTAGAGGCCGTAAACGAAGCGTACAGTGATAAGATACCCGAAAAACACCTTAAGAGCTTAGAGACCCTCTTAGAGGCGTTCGCAGATAAGGACTGGGATAAGATCACTTACGAACTTATCGAGGAAGCAAACAAGGCTATCGACGTCCCGTATCTAGACGAGACTTCTGAGGGCGACATTATAGGCGGTATTCTTAAAGGGATTATCGGGACTATCAAGAGAAAAGCTAGCTAAAAAATGGAAAATGGTGGATTGACGATATCCGACGTACTCAATATTATCTACGGAATAGGTACGGTACTCGTAGTAGTAACCGGATGGGTAATACGATTTGAAATAAGGCATACTAAAATGGAAGCAAAAATTGACGCTAATACGGAACGGGATAGGGAGACGGTAACGATGCTTAACGAAAAAATTAGCGAAATACTCGTTAATATTTCGGCTTTAAGTACGGAGCTGCAACAGGTTAGCGCCTTTATAATAGCACAAAAGGCGGTTGAAAAAGATAGAGAAAAAAGATAGAGAAAAAAGATGATAAAACTATTCAAGTTTTTTAAACCCCTTCTTAAGCTACTAACGTCAGGGGAGCTAGTAGAGCTCTTCGATAATAATAAAGACGGTAAAGTAACTTGGAAGGAGATATGGGCCGGGCTAAAAAACCCGGAGGTACTAGGAGAGCTCGCGCTAAAGATAGGCGGGACGGTACTAGCTATAAAGCTCCTATGAGACTATATAAAATGCCATCTTCTTACGGAGGCGGTCTGCAGGCTCCGGATACTACCGTTATTCATGCGATGGGCCAATTTATAGAATCTGACGGCAGGATATACTACGCTAAGGAATGGCTTGATAAGCTAGGCTACAGCGCCCATATTCTAGTAGACCCGGTTATAGGGCCAATAAGTACGAGAGACTTAAATATGATGGCCTGGCACGCTAAAGGATTTAACGCTAATAGCGTAGGTATCGAGTTCCTAGTACCCGGAGTCTGGGAGAGCGATACCTTTAGAAAAAGAATAGAGACCCCTTACTTAACGGATATACAGTACGAGGCCGGCGTATGGGTTTATAGAACCTACCTAGCGCATACTAAAGTCGTCTTTCATAGCGAGATAGACGAGAGGTACGAGAACGGTTATAAGGTTAAAGTAGACCCGGGGCGCGGTTTCCCTAAGGAGCGTTATCTATACGACATAAAAAAGCCCGGCTGAGAACCGGGCTAAAACTAGATTTGAGTCCTCACTAAGAGAAGAGGCAAATATAAGTTAAGAATACCTAACCGGTATTTTTTTTTGATCTTTTTTAGCGTATAATTTTTTTATAAATAGAAAAGGATTATATTTACATCATACTAAAACGCTAAGAACACCCAATGAATCAATTTTTTTTGCCTCTAGGGGAATATTGAAACAAAGAAATCAGTAATGGAACGAGCAGAACAAGCAATCAAAAAAGCAACAAACTAAATCTTAGCGGATTCACCCTGAGATAGTTATCAAGGGGTGTTCCGCTTTAACTAAACAAACTATGAATACCTACCGAGTACATCACGCTAAAAAAACCGAGTTCTATTACGCGGAGCTTACCGACGTAATCCAGTACTTAGGCTCTAAGTGCGTTAAGCTAGATATCGTAGAGATACCTTTTACGGACTTCTACGGATACTTTGACGGCTTCGGAGCTCCTGCTAACCGGGTTATTATCCTAGACGATCAGATATGGAGACTAGGAAAGTATACCAGTAAAGGGTGCTATATCTCTAACGGGATAATATCTAAGTTCTTAACCCGTACCGGAGAAATTCATACGCATAACCCTAATTTGTGAGTAACTACACTAACGGAAGACGACAATGGAAATAACTAAAATATATCTCATTAAAGGCCAGAGGTTAATAAAGCCCGGCGGTAAGAATAAGCATTGGTATCGCGAGCATTTCGCGGTAGTTAGAGCCGACGAGAAAGAGGAGCTTAGCGCGGTTTGGCGCGTAGGTAACCTCGAACTAGATAACCCTACTTACGAGGAGGTAACGTTAGCTCAGGCTTTACAGAAAGATATTCCATTCTATATCGATATTAACGACGAGATATTTAACCTGCACGTTAAGCCTAAGGTAACCGTAGCCGGATACGCTAACAGCGCCGAGAGGCTTGTATACGTCCTGCCTAATGGCTTTATATCTACTCTGGTAGTAGATAGGACTAAGGAATACGAGAAGGTCTTAGAAACGCTTAAAATTAGTGATATGGTTTTCGGTGCTAAACTAGAGGAGGCGTTAAGGGAAGTCGTTAAGGGAAAAATAGTAGACTCGTTTCATACCTGGTTACCGGTTAACGCCTCTATACCTACTACTATCGGGCACTTACTAGAGCGAGCTTATGACGATCAAGCATTTAAGCGCCTCGGGCAGTTAGCGCATATTATCGATCCGATAAAGGCGAACCGGATAATACTACAGTTACCTCAGATTAAAGTAGCTACATCGTAATGGAGGTCTATCTAATGAAAAAAGGTAACGCGCTACATCCTACGCACGATAGTGACAGGGAGCTAGTTAATAAGCTAAAGACCGGCGAAGCGTATAAGGCTAAGATCGTTAAGCCTAGAAACTACGAGTTTCATAAAAAATACTTTGCACTTCTTAATCTGGCTTTTAACAATCAGGACGAGTTTGATAACTTCGAAAAGTTCCGCTTTATAATGACGATGAAGGCCGGATTTTTCGACGCGATCAAAACCGATAAGGGAGTAGTCTATATGCCACGCTCTATATCTTTCGCTAGTATGGACGACGTAGAATTTGAGCGGGTTTATAACGCTATGATTCAGGAAGTAATAACCCTAACCGGAGCCGACGAGGAGCTAATAAATACCGAATTAATTAACTTTATGTAAATAAACTATGAAAACCGAACGAGTAAAATTAACACCAGAAGCCGCAAAAGCAATACTAAGCGGAAACACAAAGAACAGACCTGTATCTCAGGCAAATTTAAAAAAACTAAAAACAGAAATTAACGAAGGAAGATGGAAACTTACTCATCAGGGTATTTGCGTATCTAAAGAGGGCAATCTTATTGATGGGCAACACAGGGTACTAGCATGCATAGAAACTGGAAAGCCTATTGAAGTTATGCTTACCACTGGAGCTCCTGAGGAAAACTTTAAATATATAGATACGGGTAAAAAAAGAGGCACATCAGATATTCTAGCAATTGAAGGGTTTAAGCACCATACTTCTTTGGCCTCACTTGTAACGAACGCAGTATATTGGGAGAACGGAGTCCCTCTAAGTGCAAAACAATCAGATAGCATAGACCCGAATGATATTATTAATTTTGCAAAAGCGAATGAAGACCGTTTATATCTAATAATCAATAGATCGTACAAGCACAAAACTAAATTTTTAGGACTAACTGTTACCAGCTTCGTTTACTACTTGTTGGATAAAATAGGCTACGAAGAAGCATCAGAAAAACTTGACATGATGATAAGTGGGGTAACTAAAGACAAACACTTAGTCAAGACCAGAGACGAGTTTATAAATCTTAAGCTGCAGAGGTTAACGATCAGTTTTGAAGACTCCGTAATTAAAGTATTACACGGATTGATTTGTAGCTTTTTGAAAAGAAGGATAAGAATTAAGGAAGAGACAAGCGCACGAGACCTTTTAGATGAGATAATTAAACTAAAACACCGATGAGTCAAAACACAAAAATATGATAACCTACGAAGCAATCGAAAATATCGCTTTTACTATCCTCTCGCTATTACTTAGCGGTAAAAAGGAGGAGAAAGCAGAGGAGCCTAAAGGATTAAAGATATCTAGTAGCTGTTACGACGGCGTAGCAAGGCCTGTTAACGTAAACCGGAAGAGTAATTTAACCGGGAATTATAAAGAACTTTAAAACCAAAAATGATATGATAATTAAAGGAACAAACTTATTTATTCTAGGCTCTGATCAAGGTTTAAAAAACGTAAAAGAACTTTATGCAGATACCCATGAAATCGAGGCTGTATTAGGAACAGAAGTTGAATTTGTCCACGAATGGCAGAATGCTTTTTACGCACTTAATGGATCTGAACTATGAAAACTCTACTGACAATAACACTGTCTATTGCATGTTACCTTTGCATGGGTCAGGGGCTGGATAAATATTCTTATGTGGCCTACAAAAGAGATACTGTTGATGCGGTTGCAATAATCCATAAACAAGGGGATCACATCGTAATTGAAAGGAATAATGGATCTGTATTCATTGCAAGCAAACACAGATATATTTTAATGATTAATGAAAAAGACTCTACCATCATGAGTAGCCCTACTACTTTCGGAATAATAAACCACAAGCTTATCATGAGGAAACCAAGAACCCCATTCAAAAGCGTTACCGAACTTTGGAACTACATAACAGACTGAGGCTGAAATGAAAACCATCAAACTACATTCAACAACCGTAACGCTGTATAACTCCATCAAGGAAATGAATTTACTTAACCAAACAACAATGAAAAAAACAGAAATCACACCGGAACTATTTAAACAACGACTGATATGATAAGCAAAAACAAAAAATACCGAACAAGAGATGGTAGGGAGCCACAGGGATTAACTCAGCTATCAAATGGAATGTGGGGGTATTGGATAGACAATACGCCAGTATCTGTTCATAGTAATGGCAGACTATACGGCGATTGCAAGGCAGAAAGCCAATTAGACCTCATCGAAGTCAAAGAAAAGCATGAAGGGTGGATTAATGTTTATAAGGATGGTGTATGTGGCAGTTATCCTAATAAAAATATGGCTGATCAAGATAGGGGGACTTCTCGCATCGCCTGCATCAAAATAGAATACGAAGAAGGGGAGGGACTATGAGCCAACGAAAACTAATCAAAGACCACTTAAATAAAGGGTTTACTAT